AGAAGTCACAGAGTTTATAGCCCTACAACCAATGCCTTGAATGAATGGAACTACATTGAACCCTGTTGATGGATCACCACGAACAAGATCAATGGAGGACTCGCGAAAGATAATCAGGCTGTTGTAGTATGCGAACAAGCCCGTGATATCACCACCGTCCCGAACACCTACATCAAAGTAGTCTGAGGCAGAAAATGAATCGGGATTCAGTGGGTTAGAAAAGTAAACTCTTGTGGGGTCAGACTGGCCACCATCAAGGAAGAGGCAGTTCTTGAAGGTTGCTGCAAACCGAGCACCCGGACACGGGAACAAAACGCTCTCAGTTTCAGACGGGGCAAGCGTTACAAGAAACTGATCTGGGGTTGAGTCTGAATAAGAAGTTTCTACGTTGTTTTTTACTTCGGCAACAAAGTAATAGTTTGAAGTAGCGTCTGAAGATACGCCGCTGCCAAGGTTTTTGGTGCGGTAAATTCTTCTGGCTACAGTCCCTCTTGGTCCCGTTGGAAGATTTTCTAAAAGAACCGCATGCCTAAGCTGTGTGCCAGCCCCGCTTGTTTGCCATTTTGCCAACTCAGAACTTGCAGAAAGGGGGCTTTCGCTTCCCGTTTCGCTTACAAAAGAAACGCGCCACTTATAATTGTTTTTAGCATTTACCGTCTTAGAACCAAGGCCGTATGTGTTTTGAAAACCAATAGGAACACCACTGTTCTGACTGTTTAGGTTTGTTGCGCTACTAAAAGGTTCAGCGGCAGCTATCCCATAAATCTGAACCTGCCCTTTACCAAGCCCACCGAGAGCACCGTTTACAGGGTCTATGTCAGGCGTCCAAGGGCTAACCGGGCCTGGTACAGACTCCCACCCCAGTGTTGGAATTTGGTTGTTCCCTTTTTCACCGTCCCACTTCAATGGCTTATCGTGGCCATTCACAATGATTAGGTAGCGCCCAAAGGGCTCAAAGTCTGTGACTGGCTCATTGAGTGTTGGGATTCTCCTGAACGTATCAATGTCTACGATCTGCCCTGCACCAGCCACATTGCCTACAGTAAAGCGCAGGTTGCATCGAGCAGAAGCAATGTTTTCAGACTCGAACAAAGTGTAGGTTCGAGCGCCACTATGGGTGCTCCACACATACAGACTGTGAATCCTCTTCTCAGTGTTGAACGGTTGGTACAATGCCCCGTTTGGAAAATACTTCTCGTAACCAATCCGATTGTCCCAGCCACCAGTAGCAGGATCTACAGTGAAGTTCTCAAGTATAGTAGCCGAGTCGTCCTTCTGAGGAAGAAGCTCATCTATGCCGCCTACTCTTGGTACTTCAAGCTTTAGCCTTGGGTCCATGCTTATCCCCGAGTCGTTAGGCTGGTTTCTGTTCTAAAGCTTGCGTTGGTTTCACGGTAACCAAGCTTGATCCAATAGCCCGCACCTTCTGATAGATAGTTGTTTTCCATTCTCAGGAGTTCAACATCTGCCTTGCGTCGATAAACTTCTGAGTGCGTGACATTATCATGCTTCATAAAAAGTTCTTGGCAGGCCCGATAGACGAGGTAGCGGTGGTGGTCAGGCGGCAACTCAGGGACATCTGTCTCTTCAATCAGTCTGTCGGGACGATAAACGAACCGGGCTTCGATTAGATAGTCTGTGTCCTGGCGAGGATAAAGGCGAACACGTTTATAGTGTCCGCTGTTCTCAGGAAGACGTTCACCTGAGACAAGATGATCTGTTGCCAGTGTTGCATTTGTAATGGTGGCCGCTGTTTCAGCAGCAAACACAGCAGTAGAAGCGTAGTAAGCGTTTGCTTCAGGAGTCTTGATGTACACTTTCTTCAATACGCCCGAGTTTGTCCCAGTGTTTTGAAGGTTTTGAACAGTAATAGACCTGCCAGTAGCAAGAACAACGGAAGCTGAAGGAGAAGGGGCAGACGACTTGTTCTTGTGAACAAAGACATACTTCACAAGGTGCGTCCCAACTCCCAAGGTAGAAACACCACCCTGTATCAGGGTAGGTGCAATGACAGGCTGGGTCATGGTCGCATCATCATAGATGAGCCAATCAGTGGGCAGCCCTGTAGAGCTTAGGAGAAGAGAAAGCTCCTCATCACGAGCACGAGAAAGATAGGAGAAGTGGGCGTTCGTCCCTGATAGCGGGCTTCTAACGCCAATAGATAGAACCTCTGAACAATCAGCAGGCATATCAACAAAGCGTTGCTTCACTGTAATGGTCAGCCCTGTTGTGTTTGCGCTGGCGGAAAAGTTCTCAAGGTAAAGGGTTCCTGCAATGCTTTTGGTGATGACATACTCGCCATTGTCTACATCAGCAGCACCGGCAATCTCAACAATGTGGCCTTCCATCCAGGGGAGAAAAGGGTTTGTGACGCTGGTGATGGTGTTAGCGCCAATATTGATGACGCCATTTGCGATAATCACATCACGGTAGACCTGAATCTCTTCAGTCTCCTGGGCGAACTTCCATGGTCGGTCGGTAAAGAAGTCGAGGTAAATCTCGTTTACAACACGGTTGACCTCATCAATGTAGGTCTGAACGTTGGGGTCATAGTCTACGATAGACCCAACCATGTTTCTAATCTCTGAGAGGTTCACTTCTGCTCCTAAGAAAAAAGGGCGGACACCCGATAAAGGTGCCCGCCCAAAAGTTCGCGGGCTGTTTTTACAACTGACGGAACAAGTACAAAGTGACAGTGTTTGCTACTGTCTCAGGGTCAAGAGCAACACCCAACACTGGGGTGATGCTTCCAGCAGCACTAATGTCAACACAACCAGCGGTTGCGGTAGACATAATAACAGGGTTCCCCTGCACAAGGCCGGCTCCACCAGCAGCATTTACACCCTGGATGTAGCCTGCAATGCAGACTCGCACCTGAGCGCCAGCGGTTGCTTCTGCAGCCGTGATTGCTTCAACAGCAACTCCGATTGCAGCGGCACTGCTTGTTGCTGCTTGGATGACTACTTGTGTTTGAGCCTCTCCAGTCTGTCCTGCTACGTCAAAGGCGACAACATCACCCGCCACAATAGCGCCACCAGCGGTGAACTCTACAATGTCAGAAGAAGCGCCAGTAACAACAGTCACCTCAAGAGGCGGCTTACCATGATTCAAGTGTCCAAATGACATGATTACGCCTCCGCGTTGTAAATGAGTCCAAGGGACGCAAGGTGATCAGCAACAATCTGGGTGCGAACGAACATCTGTGCTTCACGAGCAGCAAAGCCACTCTTGTGCTCGAAATCAGTCATCGAGAAGTTAGCATCAGAATCAAACACAACCTTCATGCTCTTGGTGTTGAGGAAGTACATCGATGGAGTAATACCACCACCAACCAAGTTTCCGAGGTTGTTCTCAACGTACATAAGAGCGCCGTTATAAGCCAAAGCAAGACGGCCAGCATCAAGCACAGTCTCTTTAGGCATGTAACGCTCTTGAGCTTGCAACGTGTTCTTGTACAGACGGTACGAGGTGGGGCTTGCAAGAATCAAGTCCACAGACCCTTCGGGTGCGTAGATTTGAGTCTGAAGCATCACTTCAGCCATTCCGTTCAAGCCGTTTCCTGCAAAGTTAGACGCACCACCATTGGAAACGTCAAAGCTTTGGTTCTGCCAGTTGCTTGTTGCGTAGGTGCCTTTGTTCAAACCACCAACAATGTTAGTTGTCTGTGCTCCAAACGCAGCATTCTGCAACCAACCCGTTGCAACGTTCGCCCCGTTCAAAGAGCCAAGCTCAGTCAGAACAGTGGAGGTTCCACGGATGGTTTGAAGTTCCCACTCACGCTTCAGCATGCCAATGACAGACTTCATGCGAGAATCAGCAATCGAGATGACTGCATTTTCGCCACGGTTGGAAAGCTCTTCCTTCTTGGTGATTACGATAGGAGCAACAAAGTCACACCATTCGTACTCAGGCGAACGCAGAACGTCAGCAACAGAAGAGGAGACAGCTTCGTAACCAGTAGCAAGCTGCGTAATGTTAGAGTGCTCTGCAAGAATTGCAGCGCGAGTAATGCGTTGACCACCGTTGATCACTTCGACACCACCAGCTTTCTTGATGTGATCAAGAAGAGGTACTGTCTGGAACAGGTTGTCCAACGCTTTCTTCGAACGAGCGCGAGCGGTCGAACTAAGAATATCGTTTTGAATAGCCATGATAGACGAATCCTAATAGGCACAAAGGCCATGGAATAAAATAGAAGAAGTTTAGCGGTTGTCCCAGTGGGGCCGAAAGACTTCTGCTTATCCATAGAGGGGCTTCGTCTTCAAAAAGAAGAATAGCAAAGACGCCTCTTCTTGGCAACTATCAGATTTTGACTTTGCTCTTGTTGTCACGAATCCAGTTGTAAATAGCAACAGGGTCATCACGGTCTAAGATGTGCTTTGGAACGCCACCAACAGAACCTCTTGAAGCTCCACCAACTTTTAGTCCAGCTTCACGGGCAAGCTTCTTGTAAGCAGCAGCCTCAACATCTTGGGTCTTCATATCTTCAGCAAGCTTACGCCCCTTGACCTGCCAATAGGCTTGCTCAAGGTTCATGTGCTTGTGTTCTTTTAGAACATTCACAATGTCAGCTTTCATATCTACAAGGTCGGGATGCTCCGACTTGAACACATCAAGCTTGTGCTTCTGCTGTTGTAAGACATGAGCTTGGCGCATGGGCTCCATCATCTCAGTCATGCGTTTAGCAACCTCCTGCTCAATACGTCCTTCAAAGGATTTTGTATCGTAGGGGTCAAAGTCTTTCTTCTCAACAGCCGCCTTTTCAGAAACGGTCTTGTAGAAGTCAGACTCAAATAGGGCCTTCTCTCGTGCATGAAGAGCAGCCTTGGCGTTTTCCAGGGCCTTGCGTTGGTCAGAAAGGTTCTGAGTCTTCTTAGTAAAAGAAGAACGCAGGTTGTGAAATAGCTTCTTTGCTTCAGGGTCCAGGCTTCCCATGACCGCTTTATAGTCTACACCCTTGTAGTCTTCTTCTGACTTGAAGATCTCGTCATCAATCTTCTCAGAAGCAAACTCATCAATAGAAGGCGTTGCTTCTGCTTGGGGTTCTTCAGTAGCCGGGGCAGCCTCCTGCTCAGGGACCGACTCCGTTGCAGGGGCTGCCTCTACGGCAGGTGTTGTTTCTTGTGGTGCTTGTGCTGGTGCTTGTGCTGCTTCTGACATTTACATTCTCTCCATTAGTAATGATTCTTCATCAACTGCTGCAACATCTTGCGCTGCTGCAACGTCAAAGGGTGGGGCGTCTTCAGGAACGTCAGAGGGAACTTCCTCTTCTGCTTCTGAACGAAGGAAGGTTTTGAACGACTGGTTTGCGGCAAGCGTATCAAGTCGTGCTTGGATATCCTCAAGTCCAGCGGAGTCAGTCGCGGTGGCTACATCAAAAGATAGGCGCTCTAAGCCAGCAGCAGCAGCGGCATCAGCAACCATAGAAAGCTGTTGAACAAACTCGCCAGGAAGGGGGCCGTCGATATCTTCTGCAAAGGATGGGTATGCAGGAAGGTTGAACAAAGGAAGAACTTGGTTCAAAGAATCAACCAATGCGTTGAGGTCGCTAACGGGGAAGTCTCCGCTTGGGGCCATCTGCTCAAAAGCACCTTCCCTTGCCGATTCTGCTTCACGGGCGCGTGACATGAGTGCTTCTTCTTGTGGTAATAGTTCAGCCATTATGCTTCCTTTGCGGCGTCTTTCGCCATTGTTCCGTTCTTTTTCATCTCAGCAACAGTGAAAGTCTCAGCGATTGCTCGACCCTTGTCACCCTCAAACTTCTTCACATTGTTCTTGTAACGCGCAATGTTCAAGTCTTGTTGTTTCTGGTGGGCAGTTTGCCTCTGTAAGGTGTCCTCAACGTGGTGCTTGTCAAAGTCTCCCGTTGATACGAGCCCTTTTTTCTCCATGAGCGCTTCTCTCTGCATACTCGTGTGGTAACGAGCGCCGAGGCCACGATCAAAAAAGCCATCGACGCCGTACTTACCCGTCTGGTCACCCCAACGACCCGGCGTATGGGCCGGAATTGAGATCTGTTTGTATGAGTCACTGTCACATTCTGGGCATTTGATAGAATCTGGAACCTCCTCTCTGGGCAGAAACAGGGCCTCGTGTATATGCTCGCCACAAAAGTAATCAAATAACGGCATTACTTTGTGCTCTTAGAGCCCTTACAGGCCCATCGTTTCCGACTAAGCCTCAATGGGCTGTTGGGATTCTTTGCTGCTTTAGGGTGCTTCTTCATTTGCCCGCTACTACGGGCACAATAAGAGTTTCCCTTCTTGGTTCCAGGTTTGACCTTAGCGCCTTTCTGGCCATAAGAAACCTTTTTTCCAGACGCTGTGACCTTTACTCTGGCCTTTCCTTTTGCTGGCTTACGAGGTGCCATTACTTTTTCTTCCCTTTCTTGCTGGCGTAAATTGCTTTTTGTTGCCTTTGCGCCTGGGGTTTAGTCATTCGTTTTTTAGTTTTTGTGTTCTTGACTTTGTATCCGCCACTTTTTCTTTTTACTACAGGCATTATTGTGTGAATCCTACGCCACCACCCAACAGCATGTCAGTCACATTGCCTGGAGTGGGGTTGTTTACAAGGTCTTGTGCCGTAACTGGCTCTTCAGGGTTGGATACACCGGGTATTCCGGCACCCGGTTGCTGTGGAGCAGGGGCAGCTTCCAAGAAATCTTCAGGAAGACCCATCGTTCTGACCACTTCTTCAAGAATCTTCTGGTTAGGAACGCCCAAGGCTTGCAACAACTGAGCATTCTGGAGCAATCTCTGCTCACGAATGGCCTCAGATATAGGCGTAGACGCCTGGTCTGCTGCGAAAATCTGGAAATCACCTGTCAAATCGTCTGGTTTTACTGTCTGAGCTTCCCCATCCAACAGCACAAGGGTTGGAACATCGGCCTCTTCAATGAACAATGCCACCATAAGCAGGTAAACACGGCCCATCATTTCGATTGCACCGTCCCGTTCACGAGCCATGCGGCCAATCTCACTCGTTGTGTACGCTGCCAGCGCCGCAATCTCCGTTGCAGTAGCTTTTGTAGCCTCTCCGCGAGTAAATGCTGCGGTAACAGACCCTGAATCCTTGTCTCGAATGACATCTTGCATGTACCGAGAGACTTCAGCAGGCAGATTCTGGTGTGGGACGGGGCGAATAATGGTGTCCAGTGAATCATCAGTCTCTACCTCTACAAAAAGACCGTCAATACCACTGGTCACCTGAGCCATCTCATCATCAGACATGGCCCCTTTCTTCACCAACCACTGTCTCGACGCTTTACGAACCGCATTTGCTTGGAATGAGCGTATGATGTTCATCTCATAAAGCTGGTCGTAGATTCGCTTGATAGCTGAGTACCCAAGCATGGGCTGATCTGGAATCCTGTTGTAATAAAGCGGCACAATAGGGGCATGACCACGATTCTCTGCGTCCCTAAACGGAATAAACTCAGCACTGTCCAGCCATTTGTCGCCACGGTCAGGGCACCACCAGTAAAGCTTGTCATCTACCAAGTCGTAAAGCTCAACAATCTTCACATACTGGAACATTGGCGATATTGGGCTTTCTTGGGGGTCTTTCGGACGCGCACCACCCGTTGCTTCCTTGATCCCTTGGTCAAAAAAGCTAATCATCTCCCCACCAATGTCATCAAACTTGCCGCCAAACTTATCTTTGGCTTCTGCTACAGTCATGTAGTAAACATGGCCAACAAATCGCTGGGTATCCCACCGCGTTGCATCCCTATCCACAATGACCTGCCAGGGAGGCACAGCAACAGGAAGGACGCGCTCATATAGATTCTCTCGATCCGTAATCGTCAGCTTTAGAAAGCTCATTGGGTAGATAAGCGCCATACGAGAAGCGTTTTCAATCTCATTTCGGCTGTTGAGCAAGAAGTGATTGATAATGTTCTGGCTTTTCTTGGTGTCACCCTTGCCTAAAACGCCATTCTTTACAACAACAGCAGGGTTCTTTGCAAAGAGAGAGGCTTGAAACGACTCAATGTACCCATATCCATCGTTCGTTTGGATACGAATCTGGCTAAGGCCCGAGTCTTTCTCGGTATCCCAGAAGTCCATCTCATACACAGCCTTGTATCTAACCAAGGCATCCCTCTTGTCTCCCCAATACCGTTCATGTGTATCAAGGATTACTTGCAAATCTTCTGGCTTCATCAGTAACCACCCGTCTTGTTCCCACCCCGAACATTCCAGG